CGGGTGAAGAATTTGGATATGACACGACCCAAGCGGATGTGGAATTCCGATTTGTACGAAAACTTCTACAAGACGTTGATGCCTATCCTGATGTGGGGGACATCATCAAGTATAATGAAAACTTCTATGAAGTCGATAATACCAACGAAGTCCAACTCGTCGCGGGTCGCCCTGAATACAACAACACCGTAATTTGTGAAACACACTTGACACGCCGCAGTAGTCTGAATATTGAGGAAACTCATACATGAGAATTCCAACACCAACCTTCAATCGCAACAGTGCCACGCTTCCTGATCGATATATTCGGGGAGATGACAACAAGTTTACCGAGGGCGTTTCAGCTCCAGTAACCGTTGGGCTCTATACGATTGATAATGCTATTCTGAAATATCTTCAAACCAAGATCGTTCCCATCGTTACCCAAGATGGCAAACAGATTCAAGTGCCGGTTATCTACGGCAGTCCTGAGCGCTGGAAGAGCGTCCAGCAAGATGGCAATCTTCGGGATAAGAATGGTAAGCTGATGCTTCCCATTATGATGATTCGCCGCACGTCCATGAAACAACACGCCATTAACTCACCCGTCAACAAGTATCAGGAATATGTGTTTAAGACGGGATGGAATTCTCGAAACATCTATGATCGGTTCACAGTACAGAACCATGTGACCCCGAGCGAAGTGATTCATGTTACGGCGGTCCCCGATCACTATTCAATTGCCTATGAGGCGATTATCTGGACGGAGTACATGGAACAGATGAATACCTTGGTGGAAAACGTGTCGTTTGAAAGCAATGAATACTGGGGAGAAACCAACAATTATAGGTTCATTACCAAGATCGGCCAGTTCGATCAGTCCACCGACCTCCCGACCAATAATGACCGGTTAGTTCGCAACAAGTTCACCATCGACGTCCGGGCCTATATTCTCCCCCAGAGCGCCCTCGACCGCAGCGACCACAGACGGGCTACAGCCCACCTGGGATACAGCGTAAAGAAGTTGGTATTCGACACCGAGATTCTGACCACCCTTCGCTAACAAAGGTGTTTAGAAAAAAGAGTCGATATTTATTAATATGATATAGATGTTTCAAGCCGAAAACCTATATTTATGATATGTATAGACATTTTACTACAAGGGTTACCCTATGGCAAACGTTACCGATGCAGAGCTAGTTGAAATCAAGAACCTCCGCGAAATGCTCATGGAAATCATCACGCAAATTGGGGAGCTTACGCTGAACGAAATTCAAGTTCAAAATGATATCAAGAAGCAGAAAGATCGCTTCGCTGAATTTCAAGACAAAGAAAGGGTTTTATTCGAGCAGTTACAGACCACGTATGGGACCGGCCGCATCGACATGGTTACCGGCGAAATTACAGAATAATATAACCCCGTTGGAGGATTGATATGACAGAGAGAATTGTGAGCCCAGGTGTATTCACCCGCGAACGCGACCTGAGCTTCTTGTCACAGGGAATTAGTGAAATCGGCGGTGCCTTCATTGGACCTACCCCAAAGGGGCCGGCATTTATTCCAACCATCGTTCGTAGCCCCACAGAATATGTGACTCGGTTTGGTGAAGCCGATTCATCACACTATACGGGCTTGACGGTAAAGAACTATTTGGGCGAAGCCGGAGTTGCTACCATTGTTCGTGTTCTCGGTCTGAACGGCTATGTCAACACAGCCGCAATTCCTGCAGAGATTTTTGTAACAGGATCAACGGGAACATACTTGTATGCCGTTCTACACCCAACCAGTCGAGGAAATAGTATCACCACCTGTACGGCTGGTGGAGGTACATCATCCTTCTCGCTTCTAATCACCGCATCGGGTGGTGGGAATGTAAGTGCAAGTGGATTCAGTACCGATGAGAATGGGCCTACCTATCTTGGAAACTATTTGGGATTCACCCCATCAGTATCAAGCTCAACAGCATACGGCGCATATATCTACTCAATCTTCCCAGAGGCGGCAACGCTCGCAGGAGCAACGGCATCATTGTATGCAGTAACCGCAAGTAACGCACTGTTCTTGTCAGGTTCGACCTATGGTGCATACATGAACGCATCAACCCCGTGGATCACTTCACAGGCTACAAGTTCAATGAAGATTGATCTATTCAAGCTTCATACATTGAGCGATGGTAATTCATCGAACAAGGAAATCAAGGTATCGTTGATTGATATGCGCGCTTCGGGTGATACTACCTACAAGTTTGGAACATTCACCCTCTTGGTCCGTGCGTATGACGATACGGATACCAACATGACTGTTCTTGAAACATACAATAACTTGAATCTTGATCCGAATAGCTCAAACTTTATCGCACGGGTCATTGGTAACAGCGCCCCGACCGAAGATCAGGTTACCGGTGAAATGTATTATCAGGGAGACTTCACGAACAATTCAAAGTATATCTACGTTGAAATGGGTGATGCAGCCATTCCTGACGATGCACTTCCATTCGGATTTGAACCATACAACACCCCGTTTGGTGGAGTTGCATTGGCTTCAGTCGTCCCACCAAACATGGTCACAACGCGTTGGTTGTCTGGCGCAGTTCCTGGATACACCACCACGGCAATTGATAAGAAGTATTACTATGGTTGGGATTTCTCGGATTCACAGGGAACGAACCCATCATATCTCGCCCCACTTCCATCAGGATCAATCGCTTCTACGGGCAGTGCATTCACACTCACCAGCCTACCTGATGTACCATCCACGAGCGCCCCATTCTCGAAGTCCATCAGCCTTACGGATGATGATAGCTTCAACTATCGGAAGTTCTCGGTAGCATTCCAAGGTGGCTTCGATGGTTTGAATCCGGCACGTGACATCGCCCTTGGTGGTGATATCGTCCCAACGAACAGTCAGGGCTTCAACCTTAGCAGCACAACGGCTGAGGGGTATCTCTCATACAAGCAGGCATTGGATGCAATCAGCAATCCTGAACAGTATGACTTCAACCTCTTGGTTCTTCCTGGCGTCATTTACCAACATCACTCAGCAGTTGCAACGGCAGCGTTGACACTCTGCGAGGAACGTCAGGACGCATTCTATATCATGGATACGACCGACTTGAACGCTACATTGGCAACAGCAACCAGTAAGGCAGCTGAATTCGATAGTAGCTATGCGGCCACATACTATCCGTGGTTGAGAGTGATTGATACCAATACGAATAGATTGCTCTGGGTCCCACCATCAGTTATCCTTCCGGAAATCTATGCATACAACGATAACGTTGCTGCAGAGTGGTTCGCTCCAGCAGGCTTGAATCGTGGTGGTATTTCCGCCGCAGTCGGTGTCAAGCAACGCCTCTCACAGGGAAGTCGTGATACGTTGTACGAAGGTCGCGTCAACCCAATCGCACAGTTCCCCGGACAGGGTATCTGCGTGTGGGGTCAGAAGACCTTGCAGCGTCGTCCGTCAGCGCTTGATCGCGTGAACGTCCGTCGCTTGCTCATCGCAGTGAAGAAGTACATTGCAAGCGCATCACGTTACTTGGTGTTCGAACAGAACGTCGAGGCAACACGTAATCGCTTCCTCAACATCGCCAACCCATACTTGGCAAGTGTCCAAGAGCGCTCAGGGCTGTACGCCTTCCGCGTGATCATGGATGCATCGAATAACACGAATGATGTCATTGATCGCAACATTCTATACGGTCAATTGTTCCTACAGCCTACCAAGACTGCTGAATTCATCATTCTTGACTTCAATGTTCTTCCAACGGGCGCAACATTCCCAACGGGCTGAGCTAGGTACTACGGGAGGAATCTCCGGGTTCCTCCCACCCATACTGGGTTCGCAATAACAAATTCCACTTTCACGATATTTATAGGTAAGAACCTCTCTGGAGAGACATATGGCAAACCTAGTTTCAGAACAAGAACTATTCTTCACCGCATTCGAGCCAAAGATGAAGAACCGCTTTATCCTCTACATGGATGGGGTTCCTTCATATATTGTTAAGAAGGTTGTTCGACCAAAGTTGACCCAAGAGGCCAAGAAACTTGACCATATCAATACTCAACGGTATGTGAAGGGCAAGAGCATTTGGGGCACGATGCAACTAACCATGTATGATCCAATCGTCCCATCTGGCGCACAAGCCGTTATGGAATGGGTCCGCCTTCATCACGAATCAGTCACAGGTCGTGACGGGTATCTTGAATTCTATAAGAAGGACTTGACGCTCAATATCATCGGCCCAGTCGGCGATAAGGTGGAAGAGTGGATTATCAAGGGTGCTCAAATCCAAGAAGTTGACTTTGCTGAATTTGATTGGGGCACGGATGATGTGGTCGAATTCACCGTAACGATCCAACCCGATTATTGTGTATTGAACTACTAATTCTCGGACAGTATGCACCACACCCAAGGCCCGCTTATACATAGCGGGCCTTGTTTGTATTCAAGCCCAATAAAACACCTTATTAGGACACGTTTTGATATTTATACACAACTGCCCTCTTTGCGAGAAATTATATGCCAGATATCACCGATTTTCAACTGGGCCAGGGGGAATCATTCAAAATCTATGTGCAACTGTTGCATCAGAGTGGCAGTAGCACGCCCCTGGACATTACGGACTATTCAATGTCCGGCCAGATACGAGAAAATTACAGCACCGACGAGTTAGCAGCTGAGTTTACCTTTACCAAGGTTCAGCCCTATGCATCGGGTGCATTTTTCGTTGAACTCGCCCCAACCACTACCGCCGGCTTGTCCCAGAGAAAATACGTGTATGATGTAACGATTTCCAGCGGATCAACTCCTGCGATACGAAGAATTTTGGAGGGTGGCTTAACTGTTCGTCCCGCAGTAACGAGATAATTAATGAGTACTGTTAACATAGAACTTGCCGATATCATGGTGGTGTTGGATAAAGGCGAACAGTACAATGTGAACATCAAGCCCGGGGAGAGTTATCACGTTAATGTGAACCCCGCTGACAGTTATCACGTTGTAGTTCGTCAACCCAACACCGTAGTCGTTACAGACCGGGATATGTTCTTCCGGGTCACCGACTACGCAACCATGGCGTTGAGCGCAAGCTATGCAGTAACAGCTTCCTACGCATTGAATGCGGGATCACCCTCCTTCCCCTATAGCGGCTCTGCGGTCATCACCGGGTCATTACAGGTCACGGATTATGTTTCTGCGTCATTCTTCTCCGGTGATGGTAGTGGGCTGACCAACATCGCATCTACGCTTAGTGTCTCGGCGTCCAACGCAACATCAGGAAGTGTATCGCTCAAGACCCAAGGATTGATTGTGAGCGGTGCATATAACATCACCACCGAAGTTGCCGGACAGACGCTTTTCATCGGAATGGCAACGGCAAGTAATTTGTCGGTTAACATCGGAACTAGTGTGATTTCGCTTGTTCCCACCGCCTCCTATACCTCTGCCTTCTTTGATTATACGGTGAATGATGGAACAAACTATCGGGCGGGCACAGTCACATCGGTATGGCTAGGAACCGTGGCACAG